CCTGCAGATTTCAAAAAGAAAATATTTGGTGATAAAACATATGATTTCGTATTGTATTGGAGTAATAGAAATATCAGACGAAAACAACCTATCGAAGTTATATATGCATTCAAAGAGTTTGTGGCAACACTTACACCTGAGCAAGCTAAAAAGACAGTATTATTAATGCATACTCAACCGGTAGATGATAATGGTACAGATTTACCTAAAGTTATTGCAGATTGTGCACCTGAACTTAATGTAGTATTTGATACCGGTAGATGGAATGAAACTGAATTAAACTATCTTTACAATATTGCAGATGTAACAATCAATATAGCATCAAATGAAGGATTTGGATTAGCAACTGCGGAAAGTATGATGGCAGGAACACCAATTATAGTAAATGTAACAGGTGGAATGCAAGACCAATGTGGTTTCTTATTCTCAAATGATGAAGTACATGGAAATTGGGATTACACAAGACCATCAGATTATGTTAAGTGGGGTTCATTGCATGATTGGAGATTATGGAAAGATAAATTGAAATGGGGGGATTGGGTAACACCTGTGTGGTCTACATCTCGTTCTTTTACTGGTTCAGTTCCGACACCTTATATATTTGAAGACCATATTGATTATATTGAAGTAGCAGACTCAATTAAGTATTGGTATGATATGGGTAGAGAAGCTAGAAAAGAAAAAGGTTTATTAGGTAGAGATTTCGCATTGGGAGTTGGTGGATTAAGTGTAAAAAATATGTGCCAAACTTTAATAGATGGAATGGATACTGCATTTACAAATTGGAAACCTAGAAAAAAATACGAATTATTCAAAATAAAATAAGTTATGGCAGAAATTAAAAAACCTTTAGTAGTAGTTCAAGGACCGGTAGCAACGAGAAGCGGTTACGGAGACCATAGTAGAGATTTAGTTAGAAGTTTAATTAGTTTAGATAAATACGATATTAGAATTGTATCAATGAGATGGGGTAATACTCCTATGAATGGTTTAAATCCTAATAACAAAAGTGATAAACAAATTATAGATAGAATTGGATTACCCATTGATAGAACACCCGATGTGTTTATGCAGATTACAGTTCCTAATGAGTTTGAAAGGAAAGGTACATATAATATCGGTATTTCAGCGGGTATAGAAACAACAGTTTGTCCTATTGATTGGATACATGGTTGTAATAAAATGGATTTGATTATAGTTCCATCCGAATTTTCTAAAGAGGTATTAGTAAAAACATCTTATGTAGAAAAAAATAATCAAACACAGCAGATTATTAATAATTTTAAAATTACAAAACCAATTGAAGTTTTATTTGAAGGATTTAATAATGAAACATTTGGTGCAGTAGAAGTTCCATATATTACGGAATTAGATGCAATCAAAGAAGATTTTGCCTTTTTAATTACCGGACATTGGTTACAAGGTCAATTAGGACATGATAGAAAAGATATTGGAATGACCATTAAAAGTTTCTGTCACGCGTTTAGTAATGAAAAACAAAAACCAGCATTAGTATTAAAAACATCATCAGCTGGATTTAGTGTAAGAGATAGAGAGGATATGGCGGGCAGAATAGAGCAACTTACAAAAGAATTTGGTGATAAATGTCCTTCTATTTATTTACTACATGGTGAATTTACCGAAACACAAATGCATGGATTATACGAACATCAAAAAGTTAAAGCAATGGTATCGTTTACACATGGCGAGGGGTTTGGTAGACCACTTTTAGAATTTAGTTTGACAGGTAAGCCGGTGATTGCATCTAATTGGAGTGGACATTTAGATTTCTTAAAAAATGGTGCGGTATTATTAGATGGTGAATTAAAACCAGTAGATAAATCAGCACAAAACCAATTTATCTTAGAAGGTAGTCAATGGTTTTATGTAAATTATTCTAATGCAATTAATAAATTAAAAGATATTTATAAGAACTACGATAAGTATAAAATTGAATCTAAAAAATTGGGTAAGTATAATAACGAAAACTTTAGTTTAGAAAAAATGACAAAGGGATTTCACACTATTTTAACTCAATATGTTCCAACAATAAAACAATTTATACCATTGAATTTACCAACACTTACTAAGATAAATGAATCAAATACATCATTATAGAAAATATTTTTATAAAGAAATAACAACCTCTATTAATGAAGTTAAAAATGGAGGATTTTATAGATTATATGGTTACAAATATGAAGATACAGGATTGAGCGAATCATATAGTGCGGCAAATACTCCATTATTATTGGTATTAGGTAAAAATTCACAAAAAGGATTAATACATTGTATAAAATTAAATGAACTACCATTAAATAGATTTCTAAAATTATATGATGATATACAAAATCAAGCATATACTAGAGAATTGATTAAAGATATTGAGAATAAAGATGCAACCTTTAATGAAAATTTAGGATATGATACTGGTAAAAAGGCGATTTTAATTGATAGAAGTGGTAGAACATTTTATAAAAAATCAGTTAAAAACAATAGAGATTTGCAAAAATATGATGTATATCGCACTTACAAAAAGAAAAATGTAAAAATGATTAAAGAGTTGTATTTTGATGTATCTAAATTAAAACCAAAATTGGGTTTTAAAAATTTTAACACAGATGAACAAGAAATAATATAATATGAAAATAAGTTACGCAGTTACGGTTGCAGATGAAATAAAAGAAATACAAATATTACTTCCTTTATTAATTCTAAACAAACTAGAAAATGATGAAATTATAGTTCAATATGATAATCAAAAAGTATCAGTTGAAGTATTAGAATATCTTAATGATTTAATATTCAATAAACAAATTGATAAATTAATTGGATATCCTTTGAATGGTGATTTTGGAACATACAAGCAACATCTTACTCAAAATTGTACAGGTGATTGGATATTCCAATTAGATGCGGATGAAACAATAGAACCAATTTTAATACAGGGATTATCTACTATACTAGAAGGAAATAAAAATATTGATATGTTTTTTATTCCTAGAATCAATATGGTAAATGGATTAACACCTGAACATATCCAAAAATGGAAATGGCAGGTTAACGAAAGGGGTTGGGTAAACTTTCCTGATGTACAAGGTAGATTATATCAAAACAAACAATCAATATTTTGGGCAGGTAAAGTACATGAACAACTACAAGGATTTGAAAGTTATACAATATTCCCACAAGAAGAAACATATTGTATTAAACATATTAAAGAAATAGAAAGGCAAGAAAAACAAAATGCTCTCTACGAAACTTTATAATGAATTGGATAATTTTTACAACCGAATGTAGTGGTAAAACAACATTTTGTTCATTAAATCATAATAAATTAAAAGAATATGATTTAGTTGATTGGGATGTGATAAAAGCATTACCAAATGATGAATATGAAAATGAAATATTATTAATAGATGTTATGCTAGAATTGGTTAATAAAGATAATCAAATTTACTTAACAAATATATTTCCACCAAACTTTATATTAGATTGTAAACATTATTATAAAAATATTAAATTTGGAATAATTAGTTTGGAAAAAGATGAGTTAGAAACACAAATTAAAAGTAGACATAACCCAAATTATAATTCAAATTACATTATTGAAAAAAACAATAAATTAAAAGAGATAGTTGATAAAAAAAATACATTTAAAACATTTAAAAATTTTAATGAATTTAAAAATTATTTTGAACCACAATTATTTAGTTACAAACCTATGATACAAAGAATAATAAGATTATGAAAGAAGTTACAATAGTTTTAACAAGTTGTAATAGACCGGATTTATTAGAGAAAACATTAGATAGTTTTTTTAAATACAATACCTATCCATTAGATAGTTTTATTGTAATAGATGATAGTGGTATAGTTGGTTGTAATGACCATTTGCAAATTAAATTTCCTATCATTAATTTTCAATATAATAAAAAAAATATAGGACAAGTTGCAAGTATAGATAAAATGTATGGGTATGTAACTACTCCCTATATTTTTCATATGGAAGAAGATTGGGAATTTTACAAAGAAGGATTTATTGAAGCATG